AGTCAGGAAAAAGCCCGAGCCGATGGAGGACGCCCCACCCGTCGTGAATCTGAGCGCAAGACCGTTTGTGGCCCCAAGTGACGTGTTCAGTGTGAAGCTCAAAGAGTAGTACGCATTGGCTGCAGTCAAAGTCGGTGTGTTTTGGGTGGCCGCCACCGCTAGAGTCTGGGTGGCGAAGTTGTTCACGGCCGTCGCATAGTACAGACCGACCGTCAGGGGCATCAAAGTCCCGTACGACTGACCCGCCCAGAAACTGACGGTCACGGGTGTACCGTTCAAGAAATCAGGCACGTTCTGATTCTCCATTCGTTGTTCGATGAGTGGCGTACCTGAAGTCGAGGTCGATGTGGTCACCTGAAGCGCCAAAGGGAACTGGGGCGCCTCGATGGGTCCGGGCCACTGGGACAGAATAAGACCGGACGTGCCCAGAGCTCCACACCAACGATCGGCCGTCGTGTACTGGCCCGGAGTCGTGCTCGTCGATGCGGTGGTTCTCTGCCAGACGGTCATCGCCCCGTTGATGATCCTATTTCTGAACGGAATTGGGTTTGTGGCGCTGACCGTCGACGCAAAGACGTTCGTGGCCGTCAGGTTGCTGGACAGGGTCAGTGAATTTAGGTTTGAAATTTGAAAGACGTTTAGGGTTCCGACGTTAGCCGTGGTTGCCGTGAGGTTCGTGGTTAACGAATTTAGGTTTGAAATTTGAAAGACGTTTAGGGTCCCTACGTTGGCCGTGGTTGCCGTGAGGTTCGTGGTTAACGAATTTAGGTTTGAAATTTGAAAGACGTTTAGGGTTCCGATGTTGGCCCGGGTCACCACGAGATTCGTGGTTGAGACGGCATTCGACACCACCAGGTTCCCAAATGGTTGCGTCACAGCAGAGGATTGGATATTCGAAAAGGTATTGGCGAAAACCAGGGATGATGGTATCGGTCCGAACAGGTTTGAAGAATTTAGGTTTGAAATTTGAGAACCGTTTCCGGTCATGGAACCAGCAAACAGGGACTGGACGTTTAGGGTCGTGAGGTTTGCGGCGGTGAAATTAATTGAGGCGGCATTCAGGACTTGTGTATTTATATATGGAATTGTGAAGGTGTCGTAATAGAAGGTTGTGTTGGCCACGTTGGACGTCATGGCTCCAGTGACTTGGAGGGTTCCTCCCGAAGACACGTTGGTTGTCGTGACCGAATTGGCGACGTACAGGTTGGTCAGAGTGGCGGGTCCAGAGAGGTTTGCTGCATTTAGACTGGAAAGACCAGACCCGTTCGAATTTATGTTTGAAATTGTGGCAGTCCCGAGGACCAGGAGGTTGGATCCGACTGGAGGCGCCGACAGCGTCCCGATCGACACGCCGTTCTGGTACGCGACATTTCCAGCCACACTCGTCCATTGGGAAGAGGTGATGGCCACGTTCGATGCACCAGATACCCGACCGTACTGATCCACAGTCACCTGTGAGACGTTGGCGGAAGAACCCCAAGTACCTTGGGCGGTATTGAACACGGGCAAATTCGTGGACAGAATTCTATTCTGAAAATAGACGTTGGTCGTCGTCACCGAGTTGGTCACGTACAGGTTCGTGAGGTTCACGGGTCCTACTATGTTCCCCGTGACCGTCAGGGTCCCAGTAAAAGTTCCATTCGAAGCGTAAATATCACCGGTCGTGCTGAGGACGTTCGAGGCGATTGTTACGTTCGCGGGTGGGCATGAAGGCGCACATCGTGGTCCTCCATTGGCGATCGAGTCGCACATTCTAATTTTTACACAGATTTAAGTGAAGCCTCAAGAGCCGCCCTCTTCCTACCCTGCATCGACATGATCACCAAGAGGCCTGCGACCGCCACGAAACCTATGATCCAAAGCTTGTTCTTTTCGCCTGAATAGTCCCACTCGACAGGGGCTGGAAGGCCCATGGGTCGTGCAGGTTTCAGGTCTTCGATGACCGTTTCGAATTTCAGAAGGAACATGTTCCGGCCGAGGTCCAGGTTCCACGTCGAGTCGTAGTAGGGTGTGCCCGAATTGGGCTGGCGCCACGTGATTGTCAGGCGGTCGAGGGTGTCGATCGGGTAGGGGTACTTGGTTCCTATCCGGTAATTTTGATTGTAAAATTCGTACGTCCCTGAAACCTTGATGGGCAAGACTGCAAAGGCTCCGTTGAAAGAATTGGACGTGACGGTCATGACGTTCGAGCGGGTCGAGCGGGCCAAGGCATCAGCCGTCTGGTGCTGAGGTGACCTGAGCTCGAGGATGTCGAGACAGACAAACTGGGACACGTTGATACTTGGGAGCATCGCCGAGACGAGCTCGGCCCGAACGACATTCTTGATCGGAGTCGCCAAGTGCAAAGTGTACGAATTTGAGTTGGGAAATAGTGTCTGATTTCTGTTGTTGGAATCTACGTACACAACGTAGTCCATCTAGTAAAGGCCTAGAACTTAATTAGGGTACAAACACGGGTTGTTCTTCGCGCACGTGAAGCGGAAGGTCAGGTGGGTCGCACCGGCCGTGATGTTCGGCTGGACGCCCGTCGAATTGAAGATGCTCACTGTCAGCTTGTCGAGCTTCCGGATAGGCTCCAAGTATGTGACTTCGACTGGATGGAACCCACCCGAGGTGAATATCGTTCGGTAATTCGAAGAGCCGTCCGTGACCGGAATGGCCACAAGAGACTGTGACAAGTAGCCGACGTTCGAGACGGTCGAGGTCGAAGAGCCGACGTTGCCCGTCTGACCGGACACGGACACGTTGTACTTAAGATCCGTACGGTCCAGAAACTTGCTCTTGAGTTCGTCCACGTGGATGTAGTACATACTCGTCGTCGAGGGCGCAGTAGCGTTTGCATGAATGCTCGCGCTCTGAAGCTCAACCTTGACGACGTTACGGAGGGGGATGTTGAGGTACCCCACGAAATTCACGTTCGACGTGGAGTAGACCGAGTCGACACGGACTGTGTAGACTTCCGTGTCACACATTTACTTTAGGGGGAGGTTTTTTGCGGGGCGGGGAGGCACGTCACGACCCAAGGACCCTGCGGGTCCTCGAGTCGGTCTTTTACTTCTCCAGCAGCGAGCCGCCGATGCCGTCAGCAATCGCAAAGTCGCGCATCTGGTCATGGATGAACGCCTGGTCGCCGCACAGGCCACCTGGGGTCAGGCCGGACGTCAGGTACGCCGACTTCTCGGACGGGCCCGGGGTGCACTCCAGGGACGGCTTGATGGCGAACAGGCTCGCGGGCTGGGCCTGGACAGCCGGGCCGGGCTTGGTCACGAGGGGAGCCGGCTCCCACGTGTAGCGGCTCTTCTGGCCCTGGACCAGCATCACGAGGATGGTCACGAGCAGACCGATGATGAGGGCATTTGTAAAAATCTTTCCAACCTTAATCGCCATTTGATTTTTGCGGATATTATTTTTGAACGGGAGGTTCCGGGTCCGAAGGACCCGTCTGCCACCTGTTCAAATCCGGCCGGAGGCCCCTGTCAAAAGCCAGATCTTCGATCTGACTTTCACCAACTTCGCGTTAAAGCCAAGAGGAACATTTCTATAAAAGTCTTAATGGGCGACATCTCTATAGATATGAGCGCTGACGGGCCTGCTATGAATTTGAATGATGACGAGTCGCGCCTGATGGATGAGATTTCTATTCAGGTTCCCGGCAAAAAGACCGTCCCTCTGCGTGCCAAGCCGTCTCGGCCGAGCCCTTTCGCGAAGCGTGCACCGGGTCCTCCGCCGCCGCAGATGGCTCCGGACGATGGTCTGGATATGTTTATGAACCCTGGGAAGCGTACGGCCCAGGCGCCCCCTCCCCCGGAGGAGTTTGACGGGGGTGAGGGTGATGAGTACGAGGAGGACGGCCCGGAGGGACAGCCCGGCCAGCAGTTTCAGGGTGGTGGCGGTCAGGTCCCTTCCGAGGGCTACAGTTCCATCGAGGACGAAAAGGCTGACCTGTTGAACAAAATCAGCCGCCTCACCAAGAAGGGCTTCACGTCAAGTGCCCGCCTGAACATCTATTCGGACATTGATGAGATCCGTACCGAGTACAAGCGCATGACGTACTCCATCGAGGTTGACCGTTCGATCAAGTTCCAGCGTCGTATGCTGGTGGCCGCCATCACGGGTCTCGAGTTTCTTAACGACAAGTTTGACCCGTTCGACCTGGAGCTGAACGGCTGGTCCCAGAACACTATGGAGAACGTCGAGGACTACGATGGCGTCTTTGAGGAACTGTACAACAAGTACAAGACGAAGGTACAAGTGGCCCCAGAGGTCAAGCTGATTATGATGGTTGGCGGCTCGGCTATGATGTTCCACTTGACCAACTCGATGTTCAAGGCGGCCGTACCGAACGTCAGCCAGGTGATGAAGCAGAACCCGGACCTGATGCGCAATATGGTTGACGCCGTCCAGCGTTCTCAGGGCAATGGTTTCGGCTCGCCGGTTGAGGGGGCTGGTCAGCCGCCGCAGCAGGGTCTCCGGCGCGACATGCGCGGTCCCGGAATGGACTTTGGGTCGCTGATGGGTATGATGGGTCCTCCGCCTCCTCTCCAGACGCGCCCAGGTGGCGGTGACGACGAGTCCGTCTCTGACATTGTGAGCGTTGACCTCGCTGACCCGGACACGCGTGAGGTGTCGGTCGGTGGCGGCTCCAAGAAACGTGGCCCGAAGCCAAAGAAAAAGGAGGTGCAATTATAAATGAAAGATTGGATTCTTGCAGCTCTTGTCGTGGTCCTCGCGTTTCTGCTCATAGGTCCGAGAGTCTCTGGCTACACGGCTTCGACACCCATGAGCATCATGGATCTGGCTGAATTCAAGGGGCTTCCGGATGACGTCAAACAGTTTTATCAGGACCAACTCGTAAACAGGCTTTTGCCGGCCGTGAGCGCCAAGTTCGGCACGACGTGGGCCGCCGTCCCCGCAGCCCGGAAGCAGGAGATCATAGCGGGTCAGCGTGCATGGGTTGACGACGTCATAAATAAGGTTAACTCGTCGTCTCCAGTTATTTCTTAGTCTAAATTAATGGCCGCAGCAGTCACAGGGTTGCCCGACGTGTCCGCACCTCCTCCTGTATTGGTCAGCAGTCTTCCATCCGTAAGCGCGCCGCCCATGCCGCTCGCTCCAGCACCTTCCCCAGCAGGTCCGCTCGACTTTACGACGGCACCGTCGTATGTCCTGCCTCTTAAAGAGGATGAATCGAAGAAACTAAAAGCCTGGCAGATTGTGCTCATCATTCTGGCCATCCTTTTGGTCCTCGGAGGTGGTGGTTACTTCCTCTACAAAGTGAAGTTCGGGCCGCCCCCAAAAATTATCCCACCTACTCAGTAGTAGATGGGTTTGTCCTACGCCCCATTCGAGGACGTCGTAGCCCCCAGACCACCATCCTACTCACCCGTGGCGCGCCTAGAGAAACTCTCGGCCCCCCAGCAAGATGCGACCGAGTGCAACTACCTGGTGATGTTCTTTGTCGTGGGTGTATTTGCACTCGCGCTCTCAGACACTATGAAATCTCAAAACTAAATTGAAAGGATGGGCCAGTTCAGGACCTTCATGTCGTGGTACAGACTGAAGAGCGATCCGAAACACCTTTACCTAAAACTTTCAGGAGCAAAATTCATCGACGAACAACCCGTCTCGATGGAGGATGCTGATGCGTTCAGCGAAGAGACGATCGAGGGGACCAAGGAGATGCATGAAATCCTTGCGACAGACAATCGTCTCTTGGTTGTGAAACTAGACATGCGTGGGTTCGACTACACGCAAGTGCACATATTGCCATTTATTCGTTACGCGAAGCTAGCGGCTAGTCAAGGTATGGACATTGCGTACTTTGAAGTTTGGGGCGCCGGTGAGTACTGGACGTACGTGATGTCATTTGCACCAAAATACCTTCGTGACCGCATGATCCTAGTCAAGTGAACATGCACTTGCCGTGGTTGATCGGTTTAACCTCGGGCTCTGGTTCCGGTGCGCCCTGGCCCATCTGAAACCCACCCTCTGTATACACCTTGCACCTCTTGCGGTACATTGCGTGAAAAACCGACCAATGGTCAGCCACGTCATAGATCAATGGGTCGTTCAATTTCCCCTTGGTTTCGCGCATAATACGCCCTATAGACTGTGTGATGTCGGACTTGGGTGTCGCCAAGATGACGGTGTCAAGTACCGGAATGTCCAGACCCTCTTGGGCGAGCTGAAACGTCGCAACGACCACGCGTTTCTCGGCCGACGCGGCCAGTTCAGCCTCCTTCATTCCACCGATGTACAAGCCGCTTAAGGCGTCACCTAATTTACTTTGCAAATAGAAGCAATGCTCGCGCCGATCGCTGAGTATAAGTACACGCCTCTTGAGAGCGAGAGCCTCGTGGACCGTCCGAAGAAGCAGGTTGTTCCGCGCCTCGATTTCAGTAAGCTGGCTAATCATTCCAGCCATGTTGATCTTCCCAAACCGCGTCACCGGCGGCGCTTCTTTGAACGCCTCATCGACATAATGCAGAGTCTCGACCCGCGTCGTCTTTTGCGCCGTGCGCGTTATCCTGAAGAACTCTGGTCCTAGAAACCAATACAGGAGGCGGGTCAGACCATCCTTGCGGTCGGGCGTGGCGGTGAGTCCCAAAGTGTACTTGGGGCAAATTTTGAACATGAATTGAGAGAAAGCGGGAGCGCCGATGTGGTGAGCCTCGTCCACTATCAGGAGCCCTATGGAATCGAACGCGTCTGTTGGAAACTCGCGTTGACACATGGTCTGAATCAAGGCAATCACAAAGTCCTTCCCTTGGACATCGAACGTGTCCCCTTGGACCCGACCGATGGACGCACCCGGACAGAACGACTGAATGCGGTCCCTCCATTGGTTCGCCAGAAACTCCTTGTGAACGACGACCATCGTCTGGACCTTCAGATGTGCCGCGAAAGCCAAGGCACAGACAGTCTTGCCGTAGCCTGGCGGGATCGATAGCACTCCACCTCCCACCGATTCAAAGGCTCGAACGCCTGCAGCGAAAGCTTCGTCCTGTCGTGTCGGTTTCGCAAGCGATCCCACAAACCCAATAGGCCGATCAGAATCAGGGGGCCTCCGGGCATCCCTGGTGGGCGGCCCGCACCGCTCAAGACCGTAGTACCGTGGTACCAAAAGTCGGCCATCGGTGGCCCGTCGCCAAACCTTGAAAGAGGGACTTGGGGGAGCATCATGCTGCGTCACTGGTCTAACTGTGAGTTCTTTTTTTATCAGGTCAGGTTCTGACGAGGATACCAGGTATCCGTTCCTCGTCAGACTCATTAATTTCTGGATATAAATTAGAAATGGCCCAGACCTTTAACAGTCCGGCCCCCTCGCCGGCAACGGCTGCGAGTCTTGACTTGGGTACCGGGGCTCTCAGTGTGAATTTTGCGGGCGCGCCTGCACCCTCTACAGGTTCCGTCGCCGACCTGGCCCTGACCGGATCTCTTCAGAACTACATGGACCTCGGGCTCGAAGGACTAGACGCACCGGCCAAATCTCCAGGCTACCCTAACACGTGGTCTAGTACGACGATGACTCAGTGGCCGACGCAAGGGGCCCAGGCGGTCAGCACTGGAACGAATTTGCCAAGCCTCCAGGCTTGGAATCTCAAGGATGATCAGGGTCAGCTTTACGAGGTGGTCTATACGGGCGCCTCCGGGCAGTCAAATGTCCTGTACAAGAGTTCGACGACCAAGCCCGACCACGTGGTGTCTTTGACGCCGGGTGGCTCGAAGGTTGACCCCGCGCCAGTGAGTGTAGCGCCCGCACCAGCCGTCGAAGCGGAAGAGGCGCCGTTGTGGCTCAAGGTTTCGTCGTGTTGCTCGAGCTTCATTTATTGTGCCGGTATCGTGTTTTTGTCGTCTATGCTTGTCCCAAAGAAATGATGACGTGGTGCGTCTCGCCATCCCACGTCTTGCGCTCGATCATACCACGGACGCGCTCACCTTTTTCGAGTTCCTGAATCGTCTTCAGTCCCGTCACGTTACACATGACGCGACCGTACCGAAATGGGACCTTGGCTCGGTAGACGACCCCATCGTCCGTACGAATCTCGATGTACTTGCGTGTACCCCAGTCATAGTACGGAGTCTCGATGACTCCTTGGATCGTCACAAGGTGACTCGCCATTGAGTTTCCAGGGTGAGATATTTTTATACGGAAATATCAGATGAAGGTCCCACTGATACTTTTGGTGATTTTTGGGATATTTTTGTCCCTGCCCACAACCTTTCGTACGACACGTGACCTTTTGGGGTCGTGGGTCGCCGACGCACAGGGCGACCCCACAGGCGCCGGGTTCTTTTTCCACTCACTCGTGCTTGTTATAGTCGTCTTGGGCTTCAGCAAGACGGTCTCGACTTTCGTCCAGCCCGCATTCGCCAAGCCGATGTGCAAGGTGGCCGGCGCGCCTTCGTCGAGCAGCCCATGCCCAGCCCCCGAGACGTTCGACCCTTCAGATGTGGGTCAGAAGTGCAGGACGTCGACCGATCCCAAGGGTGTTGCGCTCGGGTGGGTCCAGCCCGATCTTGTGTCGTGCAATTTCAACGCACCGCCGGCGCCACCCCTCCCTACCCGTTAAATTCTGAATCAAAATATCTAAAATTCATTTTAGAACGATGTCTCACTTCGTGAGTAGTCGAGACGGACTCTTTGTATTTGACGAAAATAGTGCCCATGTCCAAAAGATTCTGGATGGGCACTATTTTGGAATTACACGCAAAGGCAACCGAGTGTACCTTTTCGGTTTTCTAGAAGGCACGACCCGTGATGCGTCATGGGCCGGGTGCATATGGTCATTTTACCTCGTAAAAGGGAAGATTTTCAATTTCAAAAAGGAATTGGATGGGCTTGACACTGGCTGTCATCATATGACCATATTCGAGGATCATATATACATACCCGAAACGTACCAACAACGACTCATCAAGGTGCGGTTAGACCAAGATGGTGACTTGGTCCCGGACAGTCTCGAGTATATCTATCTATGGCCCAAGGCCAAGATATATCATCGGACAAAAACTCAGCGCGAGAACGTCGATTACCTTCACGTGAACGCCGTGACCGTTCAGGATGACCGGTTCTTCTTCATGTGTCCTAGACTAGGCGTCCCAGATACCAAGGAAAAATCGACAATCCAGGTCTGGAACCCCCGAGACTGGACAATGATCACCGAGTACAAGACGAACCGCTTTTACTGTCACGACCTCGTGGTCGTCGGTCACGAGATTTACTTTTGTGACGGTCTCGATTCTGTTTGTAAATTGAACATGGTGACCCGGAAGGTGACGAACGTTCACACGACTCCCGGAGCAGATCTGGAAGGCAAACATATATGCCGGGCGCTGTCCATGAATTCTGAATGTGAATTCGTGGCGTCGACTCCCATGCCGTCGGGTGGGTGCGTCATTTTCACCAAGGATAAGAAGTTTGAAATAGACGCGATAAATAATTCAGCGACTATGATCACTCGCATAGATGGACTCGACTATAACAACCAAGATTGCCCTCTTAGAAGGTCATGGGTGAAGACCATTCCGGCGACGTCTATACCCTTCTTTTCGAAAATGATAACGCCCTCGGACGCCCTATTGACCACGGTGAATAACCACGTGTTCACCCCCGAAGGCGTGAACCATCACGTGAACAAATTCTTGTCCAATACTTTTGCTCCAAAAACGATCGATGAGTTTCTTTGCCCATTGTTCGACAATATGTTGCATCACATGTCATATATAAATCATCACGAAAAGCGAATCATAATGGAGAATCCAGACTTTAAAGAGTTGATTTTGCCAGACGAATTCCTCGGGTCTAACGTCTATGAGATGTCGGGGCACTTTTATCACTACCCATTGGGGCACGGGATGGGTTGGCATACGAACCTGACTCAGCTCGATGCGCGTCCCAGTCTTGGGTTCAGGTGTTATTTCGTCAGGACTACAGGAGGTACATTCTTTTTTTATCGTCACCCATTTTCAAACAAAATTCACGCAGTCCATGACGTCGACTACTCGGTCAACGTGTTCCACCTGACGCCCGGTCCTGGTTTCTTTTGGCATGCGGTCGGATCCGTATCAGGCGACAGGTTTTCCATCGGGTACAGAACTGGAATATACGGCATACAACAATTGGGCATAGACCCCAAATTTTATCTATAGTAAAATTAGATGTCGTTTCAGACTAAGGCGATACCGCCCCTGAACCCGTCCCTTAGCTGGGCCGGGTGCTGCCACGGGAGAGGCCCGTGTGCAAGCTGCGGGTCCAGGCCGTGGTGGGACGGGCGCGACAGTTGTGAAGACGACGGTGACGACATTTTGTGTCTAAATTGGGACAATGGCGGCAAAGGGTACTGTCCAGCCTATGGTCCCGTCGTATCTGCGGAGTCCCAGGGTAATCAGTCTCAGCGGATCAAATGTACGTACTCGAGCATCGACCCTCTCAAGGTTTTTGACGACCAAGTCGCGCGGGATTTTGAAACAGACACGGTGACCGGGCCGAACGGGTACCGTCATCAGTACTGTATGAGTCTGACGAACCCTAACGATCTCATAGCCAAGAAGGACAAGTGTCTCCAGTATTTCGGTGGTGGCGGTGGAGAAGGAGGCGGTCTCGTGTTCGACAGTCGGGTTATTTCTTTGTGCAAGGCCATCCCTAATAACGGTTGGGCGAGTATTGATGCGTGTGTCGAGGCGGCCCGCCGTTCCGTTCAAAACAACGACGCGAATGCAGGTGAGGCGGGTAATATGCTCAACATCTTTTGCAGAGGCGGCAACGGGACTGACAAGACGGCGACGGGTGCAGGGAATCACCGGTCCGATCCTCGGTGTGGTTGCATCAATGCGCACGACTTGGGGTTCAAGGGTGCCGGAAACTGCCTCGAAGACGCGAATAAGACGTTGCCCGGATGTGACAAAATGTACGCTAAGATGAAGCCCCTCGTCGAGAGTGGCGGACCGGGTCTCCAGGCTATCCAGGCTTTCACGACTGATCCTGGATGTATTTCTGAGGAGTGTAATCTGGCGAAGATGCCTTTGGACGTGGCGGGTGCATCCGTCTCGTACAACATGTTCCCCTACTACGGCGCCGCCGCCGATTGTACGGACGTACAGTTCAATATTTGCGACATTCAAATCAATCAGCGTGTCGCGATGAACTCGGCCGTCCAGGCGCAGTGTAACTTCCCGGCGCCCGACTCTACACCAGGTGGCGGCGCGGCTGCGACTCCGGGCCCTTCTGGAGCCCCGGGAGCTGCGCCATTCGACGAAGAGGCCAAGAAGCTTCCAGTGACGTGGGGGCCTTTTGCCCGAATTTTCGATACGGAAACAAAGCAGTACGCTTTCATGTCGTCCTGCTGTGTCACGTGTATTTTGCTAGTGGTCCTCTTGATTTTCATGATGAAGTCTGGACCTTCTGGGCCGTCGAGTCAAAACCTGCTCGCAGCGCGGCTCGCGTCTATTTAACCCTGAAATTTCTTGATACCCGGTGCCGAGATCGAGTGCCCACCCTTGGTCTTCGCAGACCCACCCATCATCATCATAGCCACGCACGCCAAGAGGAGCAGGACACCGATGATAGCCGAGGAACCCGCGCAGGCGCCCGCGATGGACTCGAGACCCTTGTTCTCCATAAAGGCTGTCTGCTTCACTGTATTTTTTGCTGACGCGATCGCTTCATTCTTGAGGATATCGTCAGTGATTTGCGTCATGAGATTCTGGGCCACGACGTCCGACTCGATGTTCTGGTCCATGCGGATCGGCGAGTTGCGGCAGACGGCGATGTTCAGCTTACCCGACTGGAGGTTCACGGAGGATGTCGCGATGTTCATGATGTTCTCAGTCGTGACGCGCGTCTGGATAGACTGGTTGATGGTGTTGCGGATGCTCGCCCGAACATCCTGTTCGTTCCCACCCGACGCCGACGCCAGGCCGTTGATCATCTTCGAGTTCTGCTCGAGGGCATTCTCGAGGTTGGCCTTGAGCTTGGTTTCGAGATTCTTGGTCGCTGTCTGGTCGATGGACTGCTTGACCTTGACCTTGCTCTTGATTGTTTGGGAGGCGCTCACCGGACACCCGTCAGCAATACCGATATTGATGACGAGATCCTGTGCATTCGTGACGTCCGTGCTCATGTTCAGGACGTTCTTGGTCACGTAGTCGGACGTGGTCGTCATAGTGAACTGGTTCACTATGTCAGTAACCATAGACTGCTTGTTACCCATCTAACAGTATTACATTAGCTCGACAAAAAAAGCTTCTGGAGTTTCTCTTCCCATTCGGCATTCTCACCCTTGCCTGGGATGGCGGGCGCCGCATGCACCAGGGAATTGCCACGAAGAGCCTCAACCTCCAGGCGCGTCAGTGTCACAGCTCCAAGGACAAAGTCCTCAAAGGCTTCACAGGTCACGGGGACGACCGGTCGGATCAGATCCAGGACCTGTTGAGCCAGATCGCGAATCTCCTTCTGGGCGTGGTCATCGATGCGCAGTTTCAGAAAGTGAAGCAGGTTGTGAAGGTTAATTTTCCAGTAAAATTCAGTGAAGGTGCTCTGAGGCAGGTGAGTCCGGGCCAGTTCACGTGAGACACCCTTGAACAGGAGCTCTTTGTAGGTATGGAACGCCAAGTCGCAACTGGCTTTTTGCTTCAAGAGGAGGTTCGTGGAAGCTTCGCCCAGAGGCTCCTCACCACCCTGTCCACGGGACGGCGCCTGCTTCCGGAGCTCATCAGGTAGGAAAAAGTCATCCTGGATGATGGAGTACCGGGCAGAAATCTCATTCACAGAGGCGGTCCGGTGCCGGAGCCACTGACGCGCCACAAAGATGGGGGCCCTAATTCGAAACTTAAATTCGACCATCTCAAACGGCGTCGTGTGCTTGTGCCGCATGAGGTAGCGAATGAGAGCCCGGTCATCGCTGACAGACTTGGTGCCAGCTCCGTAGGAAACACGAGCAGCCTGGACGATCGCAGCGTCAGAGCCCATCGAGTCTACGAGGCGAGCCTCCATTTTAGTTTAAAATTCGTCAGACCCTTTTAAGCAGGACTTGGGGCGGGTGCCCATGAAAACCCTGTCGAGTGCTGAACGTCCTTCAAAAAGTACGAGTTCCAATCACCGCCGGAATAAATAGATGCGTCTGCAGCGCTCTGAGCCGACTTGACCTCGCAGCCGAGCGTCGGACTGACCGAAAAGGACTTGCACCCGTCCGAGTCATGACACGCCTTGGCGCACTCTTGCTTCGTCTTGGCGCTGCTCAAGGATCCGGTGCTCGGTGGCGCCGTCACATCCTTGCCTGAAATCTCCCCTTGGTGAGGCGGTCCGAACACCTGTTGAGGAATTTTGATCGGTAAAGTGAACAGGTTAATTCCAGTCTCTTCGAACCCGTACGTCGCCGTGACGTTCGCCAACAGGTCACACCCATTTTGGCCCGAAATTTGAAACCCCTCACAGCTGGCGGTGCCGACACACATGGTCTGACAGTCGGGTGGGGTCAAGGAGGCTGTCTTTATGACCGTGCCAGAGTCGAACCCGAGGCGGGCGTCCAGAACGTTCGAGTACTGGACGGCGTTCTTGGCTTCGTCGAGTTTCCCAGCCAGAGCCTCGAGATCCTCAGCCGAAAGGAGGGTCGTACCTTCAGCCTGAGGCTTGTTGAGTAGGGCATACCCACCTGCGACGACGCTCGAGAGCATCACACACATGGCGAACGCCAGGAAGAGGGCCGTCAGGAGGTCCATACTACTAATTACCAGGGAAATAATCAAACTTCCACTGGGTCGTAAAGTTGGTGTCGACCGCCTTGACCGTCGGCCCAAACTCGAAAATAGAACAGTCGTTCTTGTTCCACATGGACGCTTGGCACAGACCATCCTGTGCACACTTGGCCGGGCACTGCTTGTCCATAGAGTCCTGAAGCTTCCAGTACGTCTGTGACCCCGTTTCGCTGAAGCTACCTCGTTCGGTCCAGCAGTACCCAGTCGCTCTACCTCCACAACCAAACATCACGCCATTGCCCGGGTCAGTGTCGGGTATCGGCACAAGGTTGTTCAGACCGTTACACCCCTTGGTGTTCTGAGGGTCTGTGTTTCTGATGCCCGTCTCAGCGTTACATACGTAATTCGTGTTATTGTCTCTGGAGAGATCGCCCCGGAAGTAGCACTCCTTGGGGCCCTCCTTGAACACGAACGACAGACACGAAGCGTTCGACATGCACACGTTCGCACAGAGGTTAGCTGCCGTGACGCCATCAATCTTCCGAGGGTCCCTTCCGCTCTTGTCCTTGCCGGCGTTCCAGTTCGGGTTCGATTCCTTCTTGAAATACTTGAGATCGTTGTCGAACTCTCCTGTGGCTGGTGGGGCCACGAACGCATTGTCCGACTTGAAGTACTGGGACTCGATGCTGAAACCGCCAGCACTGGCCGCATCGGTATACTTGGTCGTCTTTTGACCCAGGCCCGACTTGTCCATCCAGTCAAACTTCACGTACGTGTTACCGACTGAACCCGAATCGAGCACGAACGCGTTCCCGTACATCGTGGCAACCCCTCCGACGTATGTGAATCCCGTACACTCTTCGGCCGACCAGCAGTTGTCAGCCGCCTGAGCCAATGTCCATGACGAATTGGTCCAGAGACTCGGAGCCGTCTTATCCTGAAGGTCGAACGGCACCTGTCCAAACTTGGTCCCACCCACGTCTGTCGAGACGTGAATCTCCTTTCCCTTTTCGTAATTGATGATCGTGACGTTCCCCTTGAGCTGGCACTTGCCATTTTCCATTGAATATCCCACGCACCCTTCCGTGTCGAAGCACAGGACCGAACAGTTGACGTCATCCTTGTCCTGTGGCGGGCCTATGTTATTCTCGTACGGCACCGCAAAGTTGAGTCTATGTACGAAACTCCCGGGCTTTATAGTCTTGGTCCTCTTTTGGATGTTGGGCAGTCCGGATGACGTGTCAAATTCGAACCCCTGGAGAGCCTCTCCTACGAGACCCTTGGTCAAAATCGTGTTGGCGGCGTCGGGACCGTAGTAAACTCTAAGGAATAACCACACGCAACACGAAAAGAGGCAGCACCCTGCTACCACGAGGACAGCCACGTCCATCTAAGTTAATGGCTTATTTTTTTTGGCACTTGAGGCTTTCACCGATAGGACCGTTGTAACCCTCGGCGCAGGCCTCGCCAGGATTCAGGTAGTAAAATTGAGCGTCGGGTTTCGGTGGCTGCCGCACGTTCGCAAAAGACTTTTTCCGGAACAAAATGAGGGCGACCACGAGGACAAAGAGGGCCCAGAGCAACACGGAGCGTCTCGCCCCCATCGGTTACTCTTTTCGGAGATAAATTTTCGAATCCTCCTTTTTGACAAAGTATCCTGGGACACTCTGCCAGGCGTTCGGGGGCGTCTTGGACTTGAGGACCCACCACTTTTCTTCGTCGTATTTTTTTCCAAAATTGCTCTTGGTGACCGTCTTCCAGACGTTGTACCCTTTGCACGTCCAGTCTAGTTCACATTGTAACCGACCCAATTCCTGGGACTTTGTGGATCTTATAGTTTCATTGGTGGTTTTGAAGGTGCACTCGATGGGCACTGAATTAGGATCATAAATTGCTCGACCCGAAGCGATTCTGAAAAAGGCGGCATCTTTTCCCTGGTCAACCTTCTCGGGTGGCGGAAGGAACCACCCCAAGGCGGCCGAACACGTACACAGTCCAATCGCTGCCAAGGCTATCGCCATCTAAAGAATACAGCTATTTTAATTCTAAAATGGTGAAGGTCATCTTCTGTATGCCCGGTCGCACCTACTCGCGCGAGTTCCTTCTGGGATGGACGGATCTGATTATGCAGGCTTCGGCGCGTGGCCACCAGTGCATGGTCTCTCAGCAGTACACGAGCTGTGTGCACTTTGCCCGGGCCAAGTGCCTCGGGGGTGACGTGCTCAAGGGTCCGAACCAGAAGCCTTTCCAGGGTCAGGTGGACTATGACGTCATCATGTGGATCGACTCGGACATGGTCTTCCGGCCGGACGACTTCTTCAACCTGTTGGAGAGCCCCCACGACGTGACTGCCGGTCTGTACATGATGGAGAGCATGAAGGAGTTTGCGGCCGTCAAGGACTGGGACACGGCTCACTTTGCCGAGCACGGCTCGTTCAAGTTCCTAGAGCCGGCCGACATTGACCCCGAGTCCCGCTATCTCCAGGTGGCTTACTCGGGTATGGGCTGGATGATGATTCGGAAGGGTGTCGTGGAGGATCTCAAGTACCCGTGGTTCTACGGCCCACTTGAGGTCATCAGCGGAGGGGCGGAGCGCCCCGACGGGAGCGTAGCTCCCTTCATCGTTGATATGAATTCTGAGGATGTTTCGTTTTGTAAGGCGCTCGTGGCCGCTGGTCACCCCATCTACGTGGACACCAAGGTTCGCGTCGGTCACCAGAAGGCGCTTGTGATTTGAATTGAAAATTCAAATCCGGCTTAAATTGAAAATTCAGCTTTCAGCTCATCAATTGAGCGGTAATATCTCGCGAGGTCCTTTTTGAACCGCGCATCCTGCTTGGCATTGGTTTTCACCAGGTAAGCAAGATTCGCCTTGGAGTATTTGGTGCGCGTCTGGTTCTCAGTCGGTTTGCGGGGCGCCACCTTCTTCTGTTTGACGGGCTTGGCCGGATCAACTACTGGTCGCTTATCTATAAAGCTCAAAGCTTGCATGACGGTGTCCGCAAGATCATCCTTCTTCTTGTGGCTGTCGAAGAACGGCACGAGGGCTCGGTTCACATCGGTCGCCTCGATGAACTTCCGGGCGCGCTCGATACTCGCCTTTTTGCGTTGAGCGTAGCGCGCCGCACCCGCTCCAGCCATATCCGGAACCTTGTGGCGGGCATCCCAGATGACCACTTGGCGCTCGGGCCCCTTGACGAGAAAGTACGTGTGGAGGAGGTTCTCGACCGCCTTCATGCCGCGGTTGCGGTCTGGCTGTTTCTCGATGATGACCGTGTTGGCACCGAGGACCCACGGCCGCTCGTTCAGATGGCGGACCAGACACGGGAACACGCCGTCTGCGTGCAGTGGCGGGACGCCCGAAACGTCCCATTGGTGAATTTTGCGATCAGTCGGATCAATCAAACACATCGCCAAATTCTTGATTCCACAATCAATAGACAGAATCATAGTTCTAATGTTAAAGACTATCAGGTTTTTAAGTTCAATGAGCAGTGTGTGTGCGCAGAAGAAGGCTGTGCTCGATGAGCGTATCGCAAAGAGAAAAGCAGCCGTCGAAAAGCCTCTACTGCCGGTGCCTCCGTCAGAGCCGGCCGGCGACCTGGTCTGTTGGTGGTGCGTGCACCCCTTGCCACAGTTGCCATGCATTCACATGCCTATGAAATATGACGACAAAAGGGACCGTTTTGAAACCAAGGGGAATTTCTGCTCGTGGCAGTGCGCCAAGGCGTGGGCCCACGACCTGAACTCTGCCCGGTCAGGTGAGATGCAGATGATCCTCATGATGATGCGCCGGAGGGCCATAGGACGCTACGAACCTCTATGGCCGGCGCCGAAACGCGAAGCGCTCAAGATTTTCGGCGGTACTATGACCATCGAGGAGTTCAGGTCGTACGGTGGACTCGTCGAGCCGCCGATCATTCACTGGCCTGACCAGAAGCGTCACGTGCCTATGGTCGGTGGGACCACGACACCCGTCACCGAGACGGTTGACGCACCTGCGACTACTCCGGCCAAAGACCGCGGGCGGCTCAAGGCTATCCAGAACTCGACGAGCTCGTCGGACACGCTCAAGCTCAAACGGAACAAGCCGTTGGCCCGAGCTGAGAGCAAGCTCGAAAATGTTCTGGGAATTACGCGCGAGGCGAGGGCGCCGGCGCAGGCGACATAATGCACATGCGCCGAGTCCAATCCCATGTGTAACCACCCGGTGGACATTTGGGCACGGCGTCCTTGTCGCACTTCTGATCGATTTGCGTATCACGGAAACCAGTCGGACAATAGTAAAAAGTCGAGCAGTCGAAATCACTGGCGGCGACGGCCGCGCCAATGGCTGCACCAAGTGCCGAGCCGTACATCGCACCCTCGCCCGCTGTTTGGTTCACAGCCTGATTCTTGAGTCTTTCACACTCATCTGCAGATGGGTGGGTGCCCGCGACGATGCATGACGCTCCTGTTAAAGACGCGCCGTCTGTACACGGTTCGTACTGGCCATTAATGGCTGGAACTTCACACGCCGGCAGACTGGTGCACAGGTCTGACTCTGTGAGGGGATCCATGCATGACCCGCCGTTCTTGGCCGGCGTGACAACCTGGCGCGTCCGTGTGCGATGGGCCGTCGTACCGCAATTAGCGTCGCAGGCGCCCCAGTCACTCCAAGGGCCGACCTTGCACTTTTGCTTGACGCCAAACGCGTCCAATAGGCCTAGGCCGCTCGAGCCTGTCGACGACCCTGGAGGCATCGCACCACCGTGCGCCTGGGCGTACGCAAGCTCTTCAGCGCTCAGACCACTCGACCCCGAGCTGAAGATGTTGATGTTACCGACGCGTGAATAGGACATTACTAACGAACTACAGCAGAGGCAGATCAAAAGAAGCACGAGAGCACCGAGCGGCAAGAGCCACCCGGGCGTCTGTGGAGGGGCGTCGTTCCCCATACTACTTTTCATCCACATTTTTTTCGTCAATCAAGTGGAACATGCACCCGACGATCATGAGACTAAACACAAGAGTCGGAAACAAGGCTCCAGAGTTTTCCATTAGTACTAATCGGTCAGTTTAGTTTTGGGGTGGGACCCACGCACGCCGGTTCCACACCTCCTTGGCGTACACGGCACTGAGTGCAAAGTGGATGTGAGGCCAGTCGAGTGCGTCGCGTGTGTCGAGCTTGACCTTCATCGGGTTCTCGTTGACCGACTTGACGAGGCGGATCTGGGCCGACGGGTCGCCCATACTCTCGGCCATATCGAACATGGCGCCGAGCCACTTGACGTGCGTCTCATTCTTGGCGTCGAAAGCCTTGATGAATTTGGCGGTGACAGTCGTCATTTATTTAATAGACGCGAGTGTTTTTAAGCCGCACCGCCGTACCCGCAGCACTTCTCCGACTTGGGGCGGTAAAACACGAGGACGGTGGCGGCGAGCAGGAGGCCCCAGAACATCATGTCCTGAGAGGATGCTTTCATCTTACTCTTCGTCAAGAGATTCTTCCTCGTCCTCGTCAGACTCCTCTTCGTCGTCCTCGAACGACCCCGAGTCGTCCGTCTCTTCTTCGTCCTCGTCAGAGTCCGTCTCGTCAGTGTCCTCTTCGTCTGACGTGTCTGGTATGTAGTCATCGTCCGATTCACACTTTATGAAAGATCCTTCATCGCCAAATGACCTGAAGCCAATGTCCTCGAGGAGGTCCGTCTTGAGGTTTTCGGCGATCGAGTCGTCATCTATTTCGTACGTATCATCTTCCCAAGACCAAATACCCTTGGACGTCTCGGACAAGTAACGGATGGTCAGTATGACACCATCTTTTTCTTCAATTCTAGCCAGAAGTGGTACCGGTTTGCGAGTGCCCACGTCTGTCCAAACACGCACGAGCGTCATCTGATGTTGTCGGGTTGAATTGTTTTTATCTAAAATTACGCACCTACGCCAGGCGAGCGAACGGGTTGGCTGCCAGCGTCTTCTTGCCGACGCGCGGGCCACGCTTCACGCCGGCGTTGGCGCGCTTCTTGCGGGGAGCCTTCTCACCGAACAGGGCAGCAAGGCCCATGTTGCCACCCGGCGACACCTTGTGCTTGCGCGGGCGGCCAACCGGGCGCTTGGGGGCATAGCCCTCCATCATGGCACCGATGTGAGCCACGCGCTTCACGTGGTGCACACGCACGCCCACCTTGCGGGCGGCGTACTTGCCGCGGGCCGCGCCAGCGTTCTTGCGCTCCTTACGGATCAGCTTGGGGCGGATCGGGCTGGGGATGGCCACGTTGGCGTGGGCGTACTTGACGTTGACCGTGGAACCCTGGGGGTTACGGTAGTACTTGGCCTTCGGCGCGTACTTCAGGCCCTTGTCCGTCTTGACGACGAACTTGCCCTGGGCAGTCTTCATGATGACGCGACGACGAACATTAAGGAAATTGGTCGCCTGAGGGGAGCCGGCTGGGGCCTTGGGAACCTTGCGGCCCTTGCGACCGACACGAGCGCGGTAGGCGCGCTTCACGGGACCGTTCATTTTGTACTATTCGCCTAGAAAATTTTCTAAAGTTAGAGATTTTGTCTACATGTATATTAGGTATGAGCGTTTACATTATAGTTAATCTCGAGACTGACAGGGCATATATAGGTCAGACCCGTGGGCCATTATGTATTAGATTTAAACAACACTGTGAACCCAATAAGACGACAAAATCTATAATATCTCAGGCAATACAGAAATATGGAAAAGATGCTTTTTACATGGAGGCATTGTGGGGATCTCCTGGATGCTCCCAAGAACAACTCGACTCGAAGGAAATTGAGTTAATAGCTCAGTATAATACACAGTCACCCAATGGATACAATATCACTGCAGGTGGGCGAGGCTTATTGGCTCCATCTGAAGAAATGCGTGAGAAAATGTCTAATTCTGCTCGAAAAAAGTTTATAGAACGTCCTGAACTTCGTGATAAACTTTCACAACTTCGTTCTACAGAAATACATTCTGAAGAGAGGAAAAAACGCCAATCTGAAACTATGAAACAAAAATATAAGAACGATGAGGAATATAGAGAAAAAATAAAACGTTCACATATAGGAGTCATTGTATCGGAAGTTAATCGTGAAAAAAGAAGGGTCGGGTTAATTAACTCCATCAGAGAACATTCTGAGAGATTTCGAAAGATATATATGTTCAACGAGGATCGTATACTTGTACAAACTTTCGATAAGCTGGCTGACGCCGAGAGTTCGGGACTAAATAGAGGTTCAGTTGTTCGTTGTATTAAAAGTGGTCAAATATTCAAAAAATCAGTATATTTCTCGTACTCCTCAACCCTTCCACCTGTTTCCGCACTCAAGGCAGCAGAAGAATGTCGTCACTGAAACGGCGAGTCAGTACAAAAGTCGACAAGAGTAAGCAAAGCAAAAACTTACTTGGTTCGTCAGCAGACCGCGTCTGTGCCTGTGTGTACGTGACCTTGGCCTTCCGGCAACGTTTACAGGTGAACATCCCGGAGTAGTCCTCCTCCTTGGCCTTGGCCGCCTCCATCTGGAGGTCGCGGCTCTTGAGCTCGAAGGCGGTGCGAGCCATCGGGCCGTCGGGCCAGAGCACGTCGGCGGGGTACTTGGCGAGGTTTTTCATGTCGAGCTCCTTGACCTGCAAGCGGCGGACAAGCTGCGGCATTACCTTTATTTCGAGCTTGACGCGGTCGCCTGTGACTGCGAGGTCTACTGCAGCCATAGGAGCGCGCCCGAGCTCATTCACTAGACCCACAACCTTTTGCTTGTAGCGCCAGCGGAACAGGTGGTTCTCCCAACTCGCCACGTCATTCTGGGCGCGAGTCGTCTGGACTGCCCAGTTGTAGATGGACTTTTCGGCGTTCCGAACCGCCACCCCCGAGAAGTGGGCACCGAGGCGCGTACGGGCAAAGTCGCGAAGGGCGTGCTCCATCCTGGTTGCTTTTTGTTTTGAAATTAGGGTCGGCTCGGGCCGTCTGTCCCGGACATCACATGAATTTTTCGACCCTCGTGGCCATGAGCACAATGGCCATCATCGCTGACAAACTACTGATGGCGACTTGATCCTGAAGAATATGAACCGCCTCGTTGACGGTCAGGGGTGCATGATGAAATGCGAAATCGTTTAGGGCATCTGGTATGAGGCCTAGAGTCGCCCCTCGTACCACGTGCTTCTTGATGAGGTTTCCAGAGCGAAATGTCCTCTGGGTAATTGGGTGACGCTGGACCCGACGGACCACGACGCGAACGTGTGTGCAAGGCCGGGTGGCCACCATACCTCTACTAATTAACGTCTGTTTTATTCCTCGTCTTCAATTAACGAGCGGAGGATCTCGTGGCGCTCACGTGACGTGTTTTCTTTCACAGGCGTCCAAAGGCGGCCCTCCTGTCCGCATTTGGACTTGTCGAGCCGGACCGAGTCTGAAAATTCATAGACGAGTTTACCCCGACCACGGTAGGCTGTATAGAGGGTGCATTGACCTGTACGGACGTAGGGCCCTGGACGGTAGAAGCGACACTGGCTACAAGGTCTATTCATCGTTACACTCGCGCAATAAAATTCACCCGCAAAGTCCGCGCATTTCCGCGTAGCTCATCTTACCCTCGGCGAACTTGGCCATCGCTGCCGTCTGGACCGGGTCGTTGACGATCACCGCGCAGTGTGCCAAGAGCGGGTCAATCTTGAAGATTGAGGAGACCTCACTCTCACCCTCGTCCTTTTGTTCGGTCACTTCGGCAAACTGCGGCGTGGGTGTCTCGATCGTCACGATCGACCCGATGCGGCCGTGACCAGCAGGTGGGTCCTCCGTGCGGCTATGGTACCGGACAGCGCAGCGCTTTTTAGGGTGATTCACCTGAGTCACGCGGTAGTACCAGTCGTCACCGTCCTCGATGAGCTCCCAGCCAATAGGCCGGCTAGGCTCATGGACCGACTGAATAGAGCCGTCCTTGCAGACTACATAGAGCTCGTTGCGTTTAGGGCCGCCCTCCAGATCCAAGAGGCCATAGGTCGACATAGTAGGGTACAGGCCTGTAGGGGGATACAGGGGGTCGATCTGCTCGGCGTAGAACTTGAGACCGGGAGTCTTGAGGGAAGTCATGGTTGTTTTGGGTGGCCGGGTCGTCACTTGCTGTTGGGCTTGGTTTGGGCAGGACAGGACAGCTTTTTTTCAAGCAGAGCCTCCTTGGCCCGGACTGATTTTTGAGTATAAATTGAGTGGTCCTTGGTTTTCTTGGCCGAGTCACGTTTGGTTTGGCGTTTGGCAGAGTCCATGGCGTGAGGTGGATGGTGTCGTCTAGACTTTGACCGGCTCAGGGCACGAATTTTTAATATTTTACTAAATTAAATGAAGTCGATTGTCCCCCTGGTTAATATCCTGTTCTATGGCCTGGCCCTCCTGTGGATCACGCGTCTGGAGTCGAGCGGTTGCGAGTGCTCGCGTGACTGGCGCCGTGACTACATGAAGTATTTCTTCCTGGCGGTTATCCTGTTCCAGGCTGTGCTGCTGACGGGTGTGTCCAAGGACCTGATCAAGATGCTGGGTGGCCCGATCGGTGTTGCGTCCCTGGTGTACCTGTGGGTGACCATCACGTACGTGCGTGGCCTGCGCCAGAGCGCGTGCGGCTGCGCCGGTGGCTACCAGCAGACCGTCCTGTACTGGATGGCTGTCGTCCAGGCGGCCCTGCTGGCCTGGTCGGTGTTTGTCCACGTCAAGGCCTAAACGTCATATTCGCGCTTTGACTTTTCATCAAACCATACATGTTCGTCATTGATGGCCTCTGTAAGGGCGTCATTGAGAGCCGCAGACAACTCCTCAACCTGATCCCAGGCAACCCCACACTCCTTTGTATCCTCGTGATTGATACAAATGAGACTGGCGTGATTAATAGCTTGCTTGAGCTTTTTGGCAATCTGAACACTCTTCTTGGGCTTGGGTTGATAGGGCTGGGCAGTCGCCTTGATGACTAGGGGGCGCACAGAGAGCATTTGTGTGATGGGAGGGCCACGTCCTTAAATAGAGACCTTGGACCTAGACTAACTAAACATGACGACCCGGCGCGTTACGATTCGCGCCAGTGACGTGGCGGCGTGTGTCGGTCGCCATCAGTACAAGGCCCGTGATGAGGTTATGAATGAGATGTGGAAGAAATACTGGCCGGACACATTCACAGGTCAGACACAGAGGGACAGGGCCAACATCGCTATGCGGGCATCCCCTCTGGCGCGTGAAGTCCTTGATTGTGTTTCAAAAATACAGCCCAAGGATTCCACTGAAGTTCAGAACATCATCGCCAATGTCCGAAAGCACATCAATTCGGATGCGAATTTGAGCACTGAGCAAAAGGCTGAGGTCATTTCACACATCACCTCGAATGTCTACACGTCGCACGGGACGCGTTCCGAAGACAAAACTTCGGACAAGGTTGAGGTGGATGAGAAGGTTCGGCTCGTCCGTGACAATTCGTTTTACTACATCGAATTGCCGAGTATTGAGGGTGTAAAGTTCTCAATCTGCGGAAAGATTGACCGGATCGAGGAGCGTCCAGACGGCTCACGCGTCCTGGTCGAGATTAAGAACCGTACGAACCGTCTGTTCGGGCGCGTCGTAGAGTATGAGTTTGTACAGGTTCAGGTCTATCTACAGATGCTGGGTCTTGTACATGCTCGACTCGTAGAGCAGTACAACAACCAGGTGCTGAGTCACGACGTCGCGCGCGACGAAGAGACTTGGACGAATGAGCTATTACCCGGACTGGTCAAGTTTTGTCAGGAGCTCTACACGAGAGCCAACGCCTGAAGAATCTTCCACAGGAAAAAGTGGAAGACGAAGATGTATGCAGTCATGCGGCCATTCTGACCGGTCAAAAAGTAAACACCCGCGGCGAAAAGCGCCTGGTAGATAAAGAGGTTACGAGGGCTCTGAGCGCGGTCAGCGACCGACTCTACCGCAACCATTTTTTGTAATTACACTACAATTTAATTCACCTCGTCAATGTCGAACGTCACGTGCTTCTTCGGCTTGTCCTGAATGTACAGTCGGCCGCGCACAAAGTCCTCAAACGTCACCACGTGCACATCGTCCTCACCCTCCCCGTCGATAGTCTGTAGGACCCAGCCCTCGCTCGGAGTGAACTCGGTTACGATGCAGTCAACGAAACGCGCCTTGCGCTTAGAGCCGACGCTCAGAACCACGTGCTCGCCCACGAGGGACTCGAACCAGTTCTCGTACGTCTCGAGCTCCTCAGCAATCTCATCGCGCTCCTTCACAAGGTCAAGGACTGCCTGAATAGCCTGCATTTTCTACCTTCTTGACGGCCCGCCTTTTTATCTAGACACATCGTAGAGAATGACGCACATGAAACTCACACTGGTGATCGCCTTGGCGGGTCTCATCTTCACCAGCCGCCCTTGGCTCAATTTCCTCGCCAAATTGGAACCCGAAAGAGGTCTGCTGGTCAAGAACGCCGTCGTTCTAGTGGTTATATTCATGCTTCATGTTATTGAGCCTAATATAGCCCTGCCGCATCTCAGGGCTGCGGGCGTCTTTCTGATTTATGTGGCGTTCATGATGATATTCAATTACCAGTCGGACTGGATCGCCGAGTCGGGTTCAGATGACGTGGGTGACCAGACGGTTGACGGGGCTGTCTATCACCGCGCGCGGGAGGTGGCTCACCTGAGCCCCGACATGGCGCGGCTTGTGACGTTCGTGCTAGTCCCTGGGCTGCTCGCATTCGTGGGGAGTAGACTCGTGAGGAATGGTCAAAAGGTGCGTATCGACTAGGCGTACATAGCCTTGAGAAGTTCAGGATCCTCTCGGGGTTTCAGGTCCGGACACAATTCAACGAGAGAAAGGGTCGCACTGTCCTGAATGCGCGCAATTTCCTGTTCAAAATCAAGGAGGTCCTTTCCCGTCACCCTCTTGAATTCGTCAGCCGGTACAAGATCCTTCAGTGCCAATAGATATCCCATGGCGTAATTCGCATGAAGAACCTTGATGACGGCCGCTTCATCCTGAGAAGCGGCGACGGCATACCGAGCCGCCTGGCGATAAAGGATGGGGGTGGTCGGCGGGGAGTGCTGACGTTCGGTCATGAGCCACAAGACTATGAGGACGAGTAGAAGGATGGCAAGTGTCTTCATCTCTAGTAATTACACTTCAAAAATAAGGCTCACTGTGAACCAGGGGTCCTGGCGCGCGCGAACTCTCCGACCCGAGGCGCGGCCAGCAGCGCGTGCGGGACAGCGTGGCTCCGGCTCCTTGACGGGCTCGTCGCTCCACCTGTAGTGGTCGATGTGACGGTCCGAGTAGTAGTCGTCAGTCTCATTGAGCACGTAGTCAATGTCATCAGGTGCCAAGCACTCGCTCTTCAGGAAACGGAAGGTCTTTTCCATTTCCCGAAGGTCATGCAGGGTCCCGGCCAGGATCCCCCTGCGGAATTTGCGCGGGAAATAGTCAGCCATCTCAAAAGCCTCTTGGATGCACGTCTCCATAGTCTCGGCTAGGATCTCGGTGCAGCGCGTTTCGTAAGCCTCTTCATCCCATGCGTCGCGAGCCTTGTGAAACCCCTTGAAATACATTGGTCTCCGGCACATAGGGCAGCCCGAAGTGCCTGTACCCTTTCGGTACCACTCTTTCACGCAGCCCGTGCAGAACACGTGTCCGCAGACCAGCTTGCAAGCGCGGGCACCACACTCTTCATAGCAGACGGCACACTCCATGGTTTGGTTTGGGTGAATGACCCTCCAAACCCCAAACCCTAACCTGGACAAGACACGTTTTCTTTGGGTGTTAAAGAGACCGGGCGTCCCTTGCGTAATGGCAACCGCAACTCCTCCCGTCCGTCCCAAGTTGGTCCTTCAGACCAACCAGAGCAACCGCAAGTACTGGACCCTCCATTCGGGAATTAATAACGTATGGGCGAGTCGCCCTAATGAATCCAAGTCGTGTATCGTGGCGTTCCGCCGTATGGAGGATGCCGTCTTGATCGGATCTATGATCGAGACTCATTTCATCAACAGCAAGTCGTGGCCGGACATGGACATCTTCATGCTTCCGGCACCCCGGGTCAAAGAACTTAATAATATTTTCCTCCAAAAATGGGAGTTTGATGATCTCAAGCTCAATTGTACTCGAAATATGCTTGACATGATCAGTGTCGAAGAGATTAACAAGCGCGCCTCTTCGTATACTTTCACAGGAAATCAGTACACTTTCGGCGCGCCCCTAGAGTTTTACCAGAATAGGTTCAATGAATTGCTCGAGTACTAGACGTAGCCCGTGCAGATGGGCGGGTAGGTGAAACCCAGAACGCCTGTGTACAAATTGAAGCCGGGTGTCGTGCACCCGAACGTAGGGTCGGCCGTCTGCTCGAACTTGAGAGTCGTCGTGTTGAACACGTAGCCAGCCGGCGGCGTCGGACGCGTGCTCGTGTAGCCCGTCTTGGTACAGTAGCCGGTCGCGGAGTTGTACGTCCAGCCAGGTGCGCACCCTTCAGCCACGTTAACCTGCGACACGTTGGTACACTTGTTGTCGGACGCACGGAAAGTCCAGCCAGGTGCGCAGGTCGCCGATGATGGCGTCGTGCTGTACGTGCAGGCCCGGTTGTTGCAGTCGACGTCGCGCGTCTCACGGGCCGACGGAGGTGGGCACGCCTGACCACCGTTCTGCGGCTCCTGGTACTTGCGCGTCTGCGTCTTCTTGCCCGGTCCACACGGCTTGGAGCACTCCGTTTCAGACGCGAACGTGGTCCATGGTAGCGGGTAACAATCAACCGCGTTGCTGTTCTGCCACGTGGCGTCGAGCGCGTCGATCGTCGACTGCGAGTCCTGTAGAATCTTCTGGGCCGCCATCTGAGCGCTACGGAACGCAGCCGTCTTGTTGGCGTCGCCGGCATACGGCCCGTTCGTCGTCTTCCAGTCCGACTCGAAATAATTGTTGAAATTGAGTTTGTCTTGGGCTAGCTTAGCCGCAAGCGAACCGACAAAGGCGGTGCGGTTAGCCGCCGTGTCCGTCTTGTTGCTCTGGCTCGGAAGCCACGTGTCCTTGTACTGACCGGCCGCCGCCGCCTTGAGTGCGCTGATGCGGTCGCGCTCAGCCTTGGCTGAGGCCGATTCACCCTGAAGAGCCTGATTCTCGGCGAACCGCGCCTCGGCCCGGGCGAGCGCCGCCGCCCGATCCTCAGGAGACTGACCCGGGGGTGGCGCCGGGGAGCCGGCCACCATCTGCCCCGGGACCTGGAGCTGTTCCAGAGCCGTCCCTCCCGGAAGGAACACCTGCTGAACTTGCGGCTGAGCTTGAGCCGTCGCCTGACCCGCCACGGCCCCGGCCGACCACATCGGTGAACCAGCGGCCGAGGCGCCCACAGGAGCCTGCTGGTCCGCGACGGTGCCCATGACCACACGACCACCGGGAGTCGGTGTACTGGACTGTGCAAGCGCCGCCGCCTGTGACGCCAGCCACGCCTCCTTGGAAATCTCAGACGTGTCCATTACACTGGGTTTCGGTGTGTAAAGAGCCTGGAGTCCCACTGCGACAAGCATCGAATCTTCCTCTGAAATGTCGGCACCCTTGTGGACTGGCTGTTGGACATACGTCTCCGTGACTTGACGCTTCTTTATCAGGTACAGAATCAGTACGGCCATGGCGAGCCCAGCCAGAACTGACAGAACCCAGTTCATATTACTTTACGGAAAGTTTAAAATTGAGAGCCCTCTGGCGGTTGGTCGGGCGTGACGGTGGTGTGGCGGGATCTGTGCTCCTGTACCATTCGTGACCCACGTGGGCTCTCCACTGAATAGATGCCCTGTCGAGCGCCTTACGACACACGACACAGGGAAGGGACGTCCCTGGAAGGCCATCCTTTCGAATCTTTTTCACTACGAAATCACCATACTTGCGATGGATCCAATGGGCTAGACACGAAGGGTGAACCCCTTGGCGCCTCGCCTCCAATAGCAATTCTCTTATCATCCGCCGTTCGGCACACAGGTTTCTGTCATTGTTTACACTGAGCGCAACTGCGCGTCGTCATGCACTGCATTTCGTTACTCAAAAAATGTTGCTCTCTTTTAATGGTCCTTGAGGTCCTGTTGATCGTGTGCCTGGCCACGATCCTCATCCTCCTCTGGTACATGAACGAGCGAGGGCGAGACCGGGTCGCCATCGTCTCTCTCGTCAAGGAGCCTCACGCGATTCGCACGTGGGTCGACCATCACAAGGAGCGGATGAACATCGACCGTTTCTACATTTTTGCAGACGACGACAATGAGGATCTTGGAATTTCGGATCCAAATGTCCAGGTCATCAAGAACTGGAAGGGTCGCCTCGGCTACACGTGGGACTCGAACCTGGACGAACCGGCTAACGTCCGAGTCCGTCAAGAGCTCGCCTTTAACGAAGGTCAGCGTTTGGCGGCTCAGGACGGCATCAAGTATCTGGTCCATATCGACTCGGACGAGCTTCTGTGGGGACAGGACCCGGCCAAAGTCTTTTCAAAGTATCCTGACTCAACCTCTTTTCACATGAAAAATGAGGAGTTGGCCCCTGACCGCATGGACTACAAGGACTGTTTTAAGGAGGGAACAAAGTTCCATTCCGATCCGGCGAGGTTCACGGCGTATGGGAATGGCAAGGCGGCGGGCAAGGTGGGCGAGTGCGAGTGGTACGGTCCGCACTACTTGAAGGGTCGAAACACTCAGGAACTCTCAGAGGATGAGCTTCGCGTCCTGCACTACCCGAGCTGCAACATTGACGAGACCCTGAAACGGGCCCGCCAGTACGGCAACTTCAAGGATGACTCGGCTGGTTGGTCGGTCCATCATCGCGAAACGCGTGATGCCTTGGTGGACTGTAGCGGTGAGGACTGTGAGGCGCGAGCGCGCGAGGTTTTCACGAAGCGCATGGCCAAGGCGTCCCAGTACAAGACGATCAACATTACTGGCGCGCCGGTGCCGGAGACGGAGTGAACGTCGCCCCGGGCGTGACGAGCTGACGGGCCACCACCTCTGTCCGCTGCTGGACCCGCGCCTCGGCCCTCGACTCCTGATTGAGTTTCATGGTGGCTGTGTTGTCGCCACCAGCGGCCGCATCAGCTAGGCACGCCTTTTTGGCCTCACGCGCCGCGTCTTGACACGCCTGGCGGGTGTGGAGGGCGGTGGTCCGGCACCCCTCCTGGTTGGAACCGCGGCAACCCTTTACAGTGGCGTCGAACACGTCACCGCACGCCTTGTACGCCAGGGTGTACCGGGCGTCACACTCGGCGGCCGTGAACCCGCTCGTCGTTTTTTGGATCAAAGTTAGGAGGACGATGGCGATGATCAGACCGAGAATCACGGCGTAGAGCATTCTACTACTTTGTCTATTTTAAATTTGGTGGAAGCCGGCGGGTACACGACGTTGAACGCGACGCGGTACCGACCACGTGACGTCGTACCTTCGGTACCGAAACCCTTCCCTGGAATCACGTAGTCCTCGCGTGGGTCCAGAACACCCCAGTCCGCCGTGTCGATCCTGATCGGCCCGTCGAAGTGTGGCGCATGGATAATCTTGCCGTTGACGCTATCCACAAAGTCGATCTTCGTGTGCCAGACCAGGTCATCACCCTGACGCAAAAGTTCGGGATGGTCCTGAATTTTGATGTGAAATATGAGGTCCCCAGACTCCTCCTCTCGGGTCCTGGCCTGTTCGCCGAGCCCATGGGCCGTGAGCGTGTTTCCACTCTGGATCCCCTTGGGTATTTTCAATTCCAAATTGAGGTTCTCAGTCTTTTTCGACCTAAAATTGCACTCCTGACAGCCAGCCCCATGGACCCCGCCACCTTGACACGCCGGACATGGTTGCGCAAAGGCCATGGGCCCCATCTGGATCTGGACTTGGCCACGGCCGTTGCACTGTGGGCACTTTTTCTGACAGGTCCAGCACGGCTTGGACAGTGCAATCTTGAAGTTCTTGGTGAGACCGCGGTAGGCGTCCTCGAGCGTGATCTTGAGCTCGTGTTCGTGGTTGGCCCGACGGACGGGACCTCGTGGCGCGCCGAACCCACCACCGAACATCTGTCCGAAGATGTCGGCCGGGTTGAAGCCACCCGGGGGAAATCCATTCGGATTTCCCTCAGCTGACCCCCACTGGTCATAGTTCTGGCGCTTCTGGGGGTCTGAGAGGACCTCGTACGCCTCCTGGACCTTTTTGAACTTCTCGGCGTCACCGCCCTTGTCTGGGTGGTGCTCGCGGGCAAGTTTGCGATAGGCCTTCTTGACGTCAGCATCTTGAGCCTCACGTGGAATTCCTAGGACCGCATAGGGGTCCAGGGGCGGCTGAGAATTCATTCTCAGCCTCTAATTTTAGTCACAAATTAGTCCTTTACTTGGAGCGCGACTTGGCCAAGCGTTTACGGACGGCATTCTGGATCTTCTTGGCGGCTGTGTTGGGGCTGGGCGTCTTCTTCTTGGCGGCGACCGTGACGCGCCGCACGTTCCGCGGGTAGATGGCTCCACGGGTCACTGGGTTGCGGGCACCTGGGATCGGCACCTTGGGGTTCATCATCAAGAGGTTATAGTCGTTCTTGAACGCCGTTATGAGCTTGCGGAAGGTGGCCTTATTGTAATAGTTTGTACGACCTGTAGTACGATTCCTAATCTCATAGACGACTACGTTCTTTGGAAAGTTGAGGGTAATTGGGTTGACATAATTTGCTTCTAGAATTACTCGAGGGATTTTCGGAAGAGCCTTGACTCGCGACTTGAGGTTTTCTCTGTATTTAGCATTACGCGCTCTGGCTTTTTGGATGGCCTCCTTTAAGTTGGCCATTTGATATAAATAAATATATTTATCAGGCACGGCGTCTCTTCGCCCCGCGCTGCTGTAGGTTTATGTAAGTGAGTTTATTGGAGGCATTTTGATTCTGTTGAGCCAGGTTCGACAATTTTGCAACTAAATTACCCTGAAGATTTGCGTGCTCGCGCATAAATTTACCGTATACAGCACCAAAGTTGTTTTTAGAAGTCACTATGCTTTGCAGGTAGGCGTTTTTATTGAAAGGCACCTTGGCTGCATTGTTCGCCGCCTTGGCTGCGTTATACGCCGCCTTGGCCGCAAGAACGGCATTGTTTGCCCTGCGCTTTACAGCCAGTTTTTTCTCGTTACTCGATATTTTCAATTTCGAATTTGCGAGGGCTTGGGCGGTTTGAGCTGCTTTTAGAGCTGCATTGGCCCTACGCAGATTCTTTTCCGTTTGAGTTTCGGCTCGACGAGCGGCAGTCGCCGCGGCGGTGGCGGCCCGAGATGCCGCCAAAGCAGCCTGTTCCTTCTCAATTTTAAGGCCTTCGTTTTTCTTGAACGCCGCTTCTCTCACCCTCTGTTCGAAAATATTCGGAGCAGATTCTCCAGAATAATACGATGCCTTGTTGTTATTCGCACCCATATTTGCATTTTCACCGAACGCCGATTTAGCGTTTCGTATAGACGAGCGGTTTTGCGGCGGATAGTACCGGATCGCATAGTTTTTGTACAAGTTGAACCATGAACGTTCCCAGGTTTTGCGATTCTCGTTGTTCTTCCAGTTGGTACGTGGCTTGCGTAAGACGACGGGCTTGAATTTACGCGCAAGAGTTGCATTGTTGAGCCTAAGAGTCGCTAGTCCGGCCGAAACATTGATGAGGTTCGAGTTACTGACGGGTTTGTTCAGAGTTGGGTTTTGATTCAATTCTTTAATCTTAGAAAAGTACTCTATCATTTTGTCCCGGAACTTGGCGTCGACTGCGGTCATCGCCATGGCAAAACGATACGCGTCCAGACGAAATATAGCACAGAATTTGTCTAGATTCACGGGGACGACATTCATTATAGTCCTCTTAGTCCGGTTAGTTGGATCTATGTATGAAGTTTTTTCCTTATTAGCCTGGTTTGATATAATAGTGTTCTGAACCTTGTCGGCACCGGCGGCCAGAAATACAGATTCTATATTGATATTCTTAAATGGAATACTTTTCCAAGGATGAACATATGATGTGGTTTGGTGGACCTCATACCACATGTAGTAGATGGCGAACGCGATGAAGCGAAGCTGAGCCACCTCTTTACCATGAGCCTGTGCTCCTTCACCCGGCCCAACCTTATCTTCACCGATGGTGAAGATTATGCGCGTCCGACTGAAATTCGAAGAATTGCCCGTGGGCCAATTCATAATGGTGATCTTCGTTATATCCGCCTCGGCTGCATTGGCGCCCTTGCCCGCTGGACCGATAAGGGCATTTGCACCACTCGTGACGGAATTGACAGCTCTTCCGAGAAACCCAGCAGCCTTTTCAATAATAGCCTTTTTCTGAACCTTGAAACCGTTTATAAGCCATTCTCCGTTTCCATAACAGACTTGGGTGAACGCCGGATGATAGAAGCTGGAAATGGCGCCCGTCATCGGCTTGTCGAGTACAATTGAACGGTTATTGGTTGGTTTATTAAGTGGGTCGCGAGCTGATATATTAATTCCCTCCACACCCCAGTGGCCCTCCATCCGTTTGCGAACTTCAGCAACGGGCAGATACGCCTCTTCAGTTGACCACAGGTTTCGTTGAATAGTAGGTATAGCCGCGACACCCGGGATGAACGGAGCGTCCTCGAGACCTCCACCGCGACCAGTCGTCGTGTACCGGACACCTAGAGCTTGTGCAAGGGCCAGAAGAACCATCTTCTTCGTAGGTCTTTTATTAGTCGCATTTATCACTGCTTCCTTGTTGTTCGTATTGGTTCCACGAGATGTGCCTGCGACGCGAGCCGCCCAAACTCGACTTCTGACGTAGGGTCCCACGTTTGCTTTTATTTTCGCATAAGGAACTGTTCCATTTGCGTTGAATATATTTGCGGGGTTGGCGGTGTTGTTCGAATTTGCATTCGCCATCCTATACTTCAAACCCACATAAAAACTTGGCCCCTGAAACAGGTATCAATGGCGACCACCTCCAAGACCCTGATGAAGGCTCTCGACCGCGTGACCGACCTGAAGGCTGACCTCAAGGAGGCGAACGCCGAGCTCAAGGAGGCGGTTGAGGGCACCGCCATGTACAAGGCGTTCCTACAGGCCATCAACGACACGTCCGAGAACAAGATCCCGGGCAAGGCTGCAGCCTCCAACGCCTTCAAGATTACGCTGGCGATGCTGACGAAGAAGGAGGAGGAGGGTGACGCGGAGTAAATTTCAAGGGGAAAATGGGAGGGTACATCCCAAGCTCCACGATGAACCTGTCCCAGAGCGCCTTGCGGTCTTCGTCATCGAGCTCAATCTTTCCGCCATCTCCATATTTGTGTAATAAATAGTACGATCCAGGCATGTCCCTAAACTCGGGGTTGGTCGAGTCCCACACCGAGTTTATGAGCCAGTCAAGTTCCATCAGCCAGTAGTCAAAGGTGGTCAACCCCCAACTGCGATAAAGAGCCTGAGTTTCTGGGACGGGTCTAATTTTAAAGTAAATTTCAATAACTGACGTCACCCAAGGGGGGTCCATTCTGTTCTGAGCCAAGATGCGTTTTTGGCTAATAAAACGCCCAATTCGTCAAGTACTTTTTGCGAGGCACGAACTTGACGTTCCAGACCCGCTCGTTCGCATTGAAACCCTTGACTTCCATGTGACCGGGTGGCAGGATGTGTTCACCGAGGTGCGAATACCGGAGTCTCTTGTTGGGTGAAATCTTGATGTACGGGATGTTCTTATTGACGTAAAGACGCAAGACGATACCGTTTGGATTATTTTTGAGTGCAAAAATCCGGGCAGTCTTGCGTCGGTTGGTCCATGACGAGGGCCCATTTTCGTTTCGGATGTTATTTGGGTTGCTAATTCCGAGACCACGATACAGAACCAGACTGCCGTTGGACCGGGGTGCGTTGTGTATGAATCGGCGCCGGATATTCACAGCCATCTGGCGTGCGTTATTACTCGTGTTGTTTGGCCCGATCGTCTTGGATTTTGAACGGATACCTTGAGCAATTTTAGTTCTTGTCCAAGCGTTTATGACGTTGAGCCGTCTGAGCTTACCACCAGGGGTCCTATGAAGTCGACTATAATTCTTTTCTTCACGAGGACGCTTAACACCCATACTAGGGCCCCTGAAAAAAACGTGTCTTGTCCGAGTCAGGGTTGGCGAGGCGCTTAGTCAAGCACCCCAAAACAACGACCACGATGGCCTCCTTCCACGTTCTGCCCAGCCTTAACGCCGACCTTGCCAATACCAACGCCCTTTACGTCAACCCTTCGGACGCCACAACCCCCTACGTCCGGATGGGCAAATTCGTCTACAAGTGCATCCCCCATCCGGACGTGCGCCGCGGCACCGTATGCATGAATGCCGTCGCCCGCCGGTCCATCTACCCTTTGGAGGAGGTGATCATCCGCGAGTACATGGTGCCGATGACCGACGGGCCCAAACGCGTGTGTGTCCAGGCTGAGTTCGTCAAGAGCAAGCTGGGTCATATGCCCGACAACCTCCCTAATACCGTACGGAACGTCCTCGAGGGCTTGGTGGTCACGGAAGGCCAACAGCTCACCTTGACGCACGGCGAGGACGGCATCTTGCTCCACGTCACGGGTGTCGAGGCTCCGGGGGTCGTCACAATGAACACCGAGATCAGCCTGATGTGGCTGGCCTGCTAAAAAAGTGAAAGGGACCTCCGGTCCCGCCGGCGCAAAAATTCGCGCCTTGTGCGGCCCAAGAAAGTGTAATCACCAGTCAAAGTTACCCACAATGTCTCCCAACGCTTACGTCCAGTGGAACGACGAGTCCCGCCTTCTGTATGGCTTCCAGGGCGAGCACGAAAACGAAAAGCCCGTATTCACCTGGACGTACTCCACGTTCGAAGAGTACCTAGGTGAGGCGTGCACCCCGTCCATGTACAACTTTTTCACAGAGTACATCTGCGAGGAAATCAACAAGGAGGAGCTCTATGAGATTCAGGGCGGCGACTACTGTCCCGGCCGCCTTGAAGAGGAGGCTGTCGATGCGTACTTTGAGCTGCCGCTGCAGGAGCGCATCGACCTCCACATGCAAGAGATGGCGAACCTCGAGGCTGAGCGGGACCGCGCCGCCGGCAAGGAGGCAGCCTTCATCGAAGCGATCATCGACGACGCGTGCCCGTTTGACGTCTCGAGCCCCATCTACGTCGAGTACTGTCAGTGGTGCCGCGAACAGAAGGAGAAGTGGTCCAAGATTCACTTTGACCTGTGCTGCCAGCTCGACGAGGAGACCGATTGGCGCGGTGGTCACGAAGCGGGCGAGTCTGACCTGGAGACTGACGAGCGCCATGACCCCATGGCCGAGTAATTTTGTTTACAAATTGTAATGGAGCCAACGCTTAACGTCAAAAAACTTTTCAAGGTTAACATTGGTCACCCCTGGCCCGTCGTCAACCGCGGCAACGCCATCAATCGCGTCCAGAAAATTCTCAAGTCGAATCACGTCACGGGTATCCCGACCCACTGGCCCAAAATTTACTACGGTCAGTCCCGCGCAAACCTCAACCTAAATAGGACATACAGGAACACAGACGCACTGACCCTCCCGGACGGCGTGTACCTCTACCTTATCGAGTACAACCCAGAGACTAACAGATATCACAAGAGTTTCGTCCGGGTCCATAACCTCCTAGAGTCTGGCTCGCGTCACTTCCAATTGCCCATCAGAAATCAAGGACGCATCATAGTGGCGGCCGGTGAACTCTCCAAGGAGGGACGGACCATCAAGTTTAACCTAGAAAGTGGTACGTACACTAAAAACCTCATGACAAAGACCAAGAACAGAGGGTTGACCAATGCAAACTACGTCCGGCTCGTGAAGAACGCTCTACGGAACATGAACGCCGAGAAGAATTACGTCACCAACATTTTGATACCAAAAATACCAGGGTCCCTCCAGAACCTCCTAACCCGTGGGAACCTCAGCTTCTATCATGGAAGCCCTACAAACAAGACAAAGGCTAGGGTCCTTAAAGAACTCACCGCGGCTGGTCTCAACACAAATAGCGCCACCAATTTAGTTCGTAAATTGAAAAATTCCAGTCCTGTGCGGGCCAGCCCGGCCGCGCGCAAGCGAAAGGCCAACAACAATGGCAACGCCACGGGCGCCGCGCAAGGCAATTGGGGGCGTGGACGTGCAGCTCGAAGAGTTTGAGACGGACCTGCGTGGTCTGCTCGAGTATCAGCTCGGCCATCGGATCGATCGTGATTTCTGGAATGATCATCTACAGCTCTCAGATGGCGATAACCAGTTGACCGATGCGGTTATCGATGACGCTTTCACGGACCTCTTGTACCGGTATCAGAACTCCGAGGACGTAGTGTTCATCCTAAATCACTGCCGAGTTTTGATCAAAAATGTGGTCTGGGCCGCCATGAACGTGCCCATACACGGCGCGTACGGTCACACGTGGGTCGAAGACCATATCACGGCCGTCATTAACAACGCCATGGCCGTCTACAACCGCGTGATCTACGCGCCACTCCGGACCGAGATGATCATGGCCAACCACAATGCCCAGGTCCTACAGCGGACGTGGCGTCGGTGTATCAGCGACCCGGCGTATATTGCGTGCCGCCGTCGGCTCGTGTACGAGTTCAATCAGGTCAAGAACCTTTTGACCAAAAGTCCTTGAGGGACCCGCGGACAAATGAATTTTGAATCGAAATTGGTTGCGACCTGACCGGCTGACCCCACACCTCCCCAACTTGGATCCCGATGGTCCGAGTCCTCCGCCACGGTCTGAAAATTAACCACCCACTCACAATTCCAAACATAAATTCGAACATAAAAGCCAAGGGCCCATTCCTTTTATGAGCTACGTTTCTGAGAAAGACTATGAGCTCGGTAAGGTTGTAAAACGCATGAGACTTAATCCGGTCGGTGAGGACATGTACCTGATGCCCGACGGCACCATCGAGAAGGACGAAGACAAGATCGTCAAGGCTCAACGAATTTTCCTTCACAATTGGTATCGCCCGGGAGGACCTGGGCCCAGGAGGGTCCTTGAAAAATACGGGTCGCGTACCGACCAAGAGACGGACGGTCGCCATCAGGTCAACCAAAATGATGACCTTTGCAGTATCGACGGATCTGGTGGAGTGCGCTAAAGTTTTAGATAGGGCTCGTTTAGGAAAACAGAGGGTTGAGGCGTACCAAATATGGAGGGCCCTCATGGGTCTGACCAAAGGATGGGTGAACCACCCAGCGACCCTTATGTGGAAGGGCCACACCTGCTTTCTCGCCAAGTACATGAACACTATGATTGACGAGTGGGTAGCCCGTGGTTACACGAATAACATGGCCAAACTGCCTCACTGTCGGAACCCTCGGCCGCCGTGGTGGTGGGGATGGGACCCTGTCCACAGGTCCCATCAGGCGTCCCTGAACCGCAAGATGCCCGAGTGGTACCATTTCGATGTCGGTCCCACATGGGTCGATGCCGAGTACGTCTGGCCAACCAAGCCCCAAACTTTTAGGACGTAATACCAGAAGAGATGGCGTGTTGTGGCGGGCCACGTGCCCAGGCCGAGACCCTCTACGTCGTCTTGCCCTACTTCAACTTCTGTGGCTTCAAGCGCCGTCTGAATCTCTTTGTCGAATTTGTAAAACAAATTGAGGGGTCGGGGGTCCAAGTGGTCATAGCCGAAGCTCTCGGACCCGCCCCACTTCCAGACCTGAAGGTGTTCAAGCACCTGAAGTACGAGACGGACAGTCCCGTCTGGCTCAAGGAGAACCTGATCAACATGGCCATTGCCCGACTGCCCAAGGGGTGGAAATACGTGGCGTGGATCGATGCCGACATTTCATTTTTGAATCCAAATTGGGCCCAGGATACAATTGCCAAGTTGGGCACTTGGGACATTGTCCAGATGTTCCAGACGTGTGTGAATTTAGGATCGAAAAACGAGGCTCTCAAGATTGACAAGGGCTTTGGGTACATGCACCGGGACAGTGGGACCCCCTACGTCAAGACCGACAAGTACGGGTTCTGGCATCCGGGGTATGCATGGGCCTGCACGCGCAAAGCCTGGCTCCAGATGGGCGGTCTCATAGATTGGGCCATTCTGGGGTCGGGCGATAGGCACATGTCGATGGCGTGGATCGGTCGTGTGAAGGATAGCGCTCCAGGGAATATCCACCCCAATTACCGCTCATGGCTTGAGGAGTATCAGTGCATGTGCAAAGGTCTGAAGGTTTCGTACGTCGATGGGACTATCCTGCACCACTGGCACGGTCGGCTCGAGGACCGCAAGTACCGTGAGCGCTGGGACATCCTGACCAAGAACAAGTTCGACCCTCTGAACGACATTGGTCAGACGAGCGCGGGTCTAATTCAGTTGACAAATCCAGGTCGTAGATTTGAGAAGGACCTTCTGGAGTACTTTGTCGGACGACGTGAAGACCTTGTGTAAACGTGTCGTGAGCCAGTCAGGGTCGGGCCGTCTGACCCAATTTCCACCCAAAGTCAAAGATGAGCACCCTTGTTCAGCGCGAGTACATTCGCAACGCTCGCAAGGCTGTCCGCATTGCAAACGACGCCAAGTTCAATGCCGTCGTTTACAGTTACCACGCCAACTGGGCCGAGGCCTACTGGCACAACTACCTCAAGTCTACAGGGGCCAAGCAGTTTGCTGAGCGCATGGCGAGGCTGCGCGCCTTCCTGAACGCCAAGGACACACAGGGCGCTCTGAAATATCTATCTTCTTAAATCTTGGTCTGGGTCATATCGTGTCGCGTACCACGCCACAGGTGCTTTTCGTTTAGAAATCAGGACAAATTTATATGTACGAGCCACAGCCCATTGCTGGGCCGATGCTCCAGGGCGCGACCCTCCCGTCTTCCACGCCTTGAGTCCTCTGTTGTAGACTGTATTCAATGTCGAGCGGCTAATACCAGTCCTCTTGGCGATGGCCGCCTTATTGAACTTCAGACCAGGATAAACCTCATGGAACCTCAAGGTCCACTTGGACTTGGGCCGACCCTTCAGGACCTTGTTGGACCTGCTCAATTTTGGATGAGGATTGCTCCGGCGCCTGAGGAGCTCGAGCTCCCTGCGCCTCCTCCACAGTTTGGACAGACCGCTGAAATAGCGTTCTGGCCACCGGCGGGTCGTGACGACCGTGTGCCTGGGGCGTCTAAGCATTACTTTTTACTAGGATTTTAACGGCTGATACGCTTCACGGAGCGGCCCACCTTCTTCACAGCCTTGGTGGCGTTGCGGAGCTGACGCACCACATTGGCGTTGGACGCCTTGGCGGCGGTCACAGACTTGCGCAGAGACTTGAGGACGTTCGAAACGTACTTCTTGGTGTTCATAGGTGATATCAGGCAAGAATAAAATATGCGAGTCTAGTACAAATGGCGGTGGCTATGATTCTCTACGGGATCGCCATCCTCTTCATGATGATATGTATAGGTACAGCGGTGGGTGCGCTTAGTAAAGCGACGAGCGACAAGCCCAAGGCCAAGACCATGGGTATAACAGCATTCACGTTCTGTCTCCTGGGTACTCTATTCGCAGCCGGTGGTGCTGGCGTCTCCAAGTTTGGTGTTCACAACGCACCACCCTCCTGAAGCTAAATAAAATATAGGTGAATTACAGAAAGGGATGGACCCTCCACTCGGGTTCTTGTTGAGGCTCCCCCCAGCCATGATAGTCGTTCCAATTGTTCTCAAGATTGCATACCTTATTGGGTTTTTACTCGCACTGGCAACCTGTGGTGTCGGAATTGCGTGGGGTGTATATACTGCTAAAAAAGACAAGGACAAAAAAGAAAAGTTCAAAAAGGCGACTATGGGGACGGGTATATCAGCTCTTATAATACTCGTGATATGTACCATAATAGATTTTCTATTCGTATCTGGTGCGCCTCCCCAGTGGTGGCCAGAGGGCGACGACGGGAACAACGAATAAAACATGTCCTGTCCAAGTCAAAGCTAGGACCTGCTATGGAAAAAGCCCCCAAAAACGCCATGGCTCTCCAGATCCTCCACCAGCTCGAAGCCGCCTCCGGCCGCCTTGAGAAGGAGGCTATCCTCAAGGCTCACGCGACCGACCCCGTCTTCAAGGAAGTCTGTCGCTTGACCCTAGACCCCCTCGTGAATTTCTATATCAAAAAGCTGCCCGAGGCGGGCGTTGCGCGCGAGGGTACAGACACATGGACCCTGAGTGAGGCTCTCGAGTCCATCAAAAAGCACCTCGCGACGCGCGAGCTTCGCGGAAACGCCGCCACGACCCACGTCCACCGCCTCTTTACCTGCCTCGAGCCGGATGACCGTGAGGTCCTGCGGCGCGTTCTGGGCCGCAACCTCAAGTGCGGTGTGAGCGAATCGACGGTCGAGAAGACCTGGCCCGACCTGAAGCTCAGCTACCCCTGTATGCTGGTCAGCCCGCTAAACGACAAAACGAAAATCAAGTTCCCATGCATCGCCCAGACTAAGATGGACGGCATGCGCTTCAACGCCATCTGTGAAAAGGGCCAGGTTTCGTACCGCACGCGGGCCGGAAAGGAGCTCGACCTCTTTGGGGCCCTGGATGACGACGTGCGGCGCTTGGCTGCGGGGCTCGACTGTGTGCTGGACGGCGAGCTGCTCATGGTCGCCGGTCACGGGGGCTTGTTCACGGACCGCAAGACGGGCAACGGCCTCCTGACCAAGTTCCAGAAGGGTACGGGCACCGCCGAGCTCGCCAAGCGGGTGCGTGCGGTCGTCTGGGACATCATCCCGCTCATCTACTTCCGCACTGGTCAGTGCCTCCTCTCCTACGAGGACCGGCTGAAGTTGCTCGGCGCCAAGAGCTCCGGTCACATCAACACGGCACACACTTATACCGTGACCTCTATGGAGGAGGCACAAGAGCTGTACCAACAGAAACTGGCCGAGGGTGAGGAGGGTCTGATCCTCAAGGACCCCAAGGGTGCGTGGGAAGACAAGCGGGTCAAGCACCAGTTCAAGATGAAGGCGGAGCTCGAGGCGGACTTGCGCGTCACTGGGTTCCTGCCAGGGTCGGGCAAATATGAGGGCAAAATTGGGTCCCTACTGGTCGAGTCGGCTGACGGCAAGGTCAAGTCGGCGGTCGGCACAGGCCTCGATGACGAGGAGCGGTCATGCGACCCTTCGGTTTTCATCGGCGAGATTGTGGCCGTCAAGTACAACGCACTGATCGAGGACAAGAAGACGGGCCAGAAGTCGCTGTTCCTGCCGGTGTTCATCGAAGTGAGGTCCGACAAGGCCACGGCGGATAACTTTTCCCGAGTGTAATAGTAATGAACGTGGGCTTGGGCCAGACGGGTGGTACGTGCTGGTTCTTTTCGTCACTGAATATATTTCTGACGTCAGACAATGGTCTCAAGGTTCTATGGGACAAGCTCAGGCGGGTTTACCCTCGTCTAGGTCCAAAGCAGAAGTCCTATTTTAATTCAAATATCGGGGTTCCGTGCCCGTACATGAAAATTAATAAGACGCCCCGGGTTTACTTTTGGAAATTCCTGAACCAGTACATTTGCGCAGTGGGTGGTCCGGGATCCCTCATTCCTAAATCTGGTCTCAATGCGTATCTCTTGAAGAATATCAAATGGAAAAATGAGGCGACGCGTGAAGCCAAGGGGTTGGCTGGTGCGTGGCCCCATACAGAACTTGCGACTATCCTAACGCACCTAGGGTTCCGGCGCGGCGCTGAATACAGACTTGTGAAAAGTTCTAATCACCAATACAAGTTCCCACCCGAGTGGACGAACCCTATACTTTTGGTCCACGGTGAGTCGTCCCCGAACTATTCAGGACTGCCTCTGAAAGACTTGGTTCTTGTGAAAGGCGAGTATGAACTCACGGGTGCTATAGTGTTCATAAATCCCGCTAAAAATTCAGGTAGGATCCCCCATGTATGGAGCTGTAGCATCCGTAACGGCAAAGGGTACATAACCGACTCTAATTATCCCATGAGTCCTAAATTGTGCACCTGGTGGGACAAGGAGAGCCTGTTGAGATACTTTGGAACGGTCGAAGTCAATTACAGACCAAACATGGCAAAAATGATAGTGTTCGATGTCCTTTTGTACACGCGCAAGGACTATACGAACACCATCGCGCCGTACTGTCTGATGCCCAAGACGTACCGCCCTTTGACCAACGCCAACAAAGCGGCACTGAACGAGTTGACAATGAACTATGGCCCTAACGCCGGTTCGTATTTCATGAACACAGCAGAGGCCCGTCAACGGTTCACACCTCGAGTTGCCGCCGAGGTCAAGAGGCAATATGCTGCACGCCCTCTCCTGAACGCCGCAGCGTTACAAAATATCGTCAACAAGGCTGGATCTTTTAATCATGCTATGCGTTTAGTAAATCGCAAGGTGCGCTACGAGAATTTCAGGGTCAACAAGGGCGGGCCCAACTTTAGGAATTTTAGAAAGAAATTGATAGCCAAATTTCCAACACCCGTCCAAAAGCACATGTTCACCTACTTTTGGCGAAACTCCAACTCCAATTCTCAATTTGAGAAAAGGTTGAGAAACTATGCTGAAAAAACAGGACTTACCGTGAACGAAAACCAACTCAAAGGTATCCTCGGCACGCGTGCCAAGACTCGGGCTGGTGTGAAGCGCGCGCGCAATGCCACCGAAGAACGCATGTACCTCGTGAACAACAGGGTTTGGTTCAATAGTAACGGGACTAATGTGACTAATAGAATAAACGCAAGCAACTGGACCCGTACTAATAACAATAACAAATCACAGCTTGTTAGGAGCTACGCCAACGGTACGAGCGTCAAGACGTATAAGAGAAAGGTGGCTAATTTCAATGCAGCGAGGGCGAAGCGCGCTCGGTAGACATAAAGGTGTGCGTACCTAATTTCTCAATGGATGATCTAAATGAAATTGAGCGAGCTATCAAGTCGACTCTAGTACACACTAGTCCAATGGGTGAAGCTTGGTTCGAGGAGCACTGGAAGCCCAAGTTTGACCGTATAAGGGCTGCTATGATTTCGGATAAGCTCAAGAAAGCCATGTACGATGTTATTTTTGAGATGATGGAATGCGAGCCGTGGCACGAGCCGTTTGACGAGCTGCAGCGCATGGTCTAAAAACGCGCCTTGTACCCCTCAAAGAAGCTCGTGGCGTCTAGTAACCAATGTTCATCCTAGTAGTCGTTGCTATGGCCGCGGCATATTGCGGTGCCGTTCATTTCGCCTTCACTCACGGGTTGCCGCAGGACATCTAAAAAACGTGTCCTGTACCTGTTAGGGTTTGGTCTGGGTAACCCAAAGTCACCCAATAAACGCCATGGCCACCTCCGTCAAGTTTCTGAGCTTCCGCCCCCTCAACATCGGCAACCTGCGTCCGACCCCCAACGTCACGGAGTGGGAGGCTATTCGTGAGACTCTCGCGACCGACACGACCCCTCACATCGAGCCCACCCCCGAGGCCCTTCAGGACAAGGAGCTCAAGGTGTTGGCCAACTACCGCGGGTGGGTTCTATGGCTGGAGGGTGGCGTCACCATCACCCGCTGCTCACCCAAGACGGCTGGCGGGCACGGCTGCGCTGGTTGGCCCCCCGCGGGCCTCAAGGAGGAGGTGCTCGTGGGCAACGACTGGGCTGCAGAGGTTGAATTCGTGTAAAAACGTGTGTTGTTCGGCTCAAGCCTTTCGTCTCGTCTCCTGAAACCCCACCCAAACGCACCATGTCTAACCGTCTCAGCGTCATGACTATGATCCACTGTGTGATGACCCGCATCAAGAACGCGCCAAGCCGCGAACAGCGCTTCAACCTACTAGAGAATGCTCAGATACTTACTGACATCCTCCAGGAGGTTACTATGTACGAAAAGAGCCTGCTGATGGACCTTGACGTTGATTGAGCGTAAAATATCTATGTGAATAATATGACACCTCCGCGTCGCACCCTCGTCTACATCCCCAAGAATAGTGGCATAACTCGGATAAACCTTGAGAACCTTAACAGCATCCTGCAAAACCTAGAGACCGCCAACGGCCCGTTTGAGCACAACTTTTACAGTGGGCGCCTCGCCCAGGTATACAACAGAATTAAGCAGGCCGGTAAACACAACACGCGCAATAACGCCATCCGCGTGACGGCCCGTCCTCTGGAACTTTATCGGGCACTGGCACTCAGGCAACCAGAGAACGTCCTGCATTGGAGGCGCGGCAACGCAGGGTGGCGCAAGTTTCAGGAGGCGGCCGGCAAGTTCAAGGCTCTGGGCAAGGTGCGCGCCATGCGCAGGAGCGGCAACAACGCCAGCCCTAGTAGGCGCCGCGTAGGACAGCATAACTTGAACGCACTTGCGACTTTCATGCGGCCGTATGTGCTCAGCACGGCATCCCCTGTGAGAATATCGCAGGCAAATTACAAAGAACGGGAACAAAAACAGGCCAGAAATGCGGCGGCGAAAGCAGAGGCGGTGGCGCGGCGTCAGCGCAATGCTAAACGCGCCCGCAACGAGGCGGCGGCGGAGGCGGCGCGGCGCGCGAGTGCCCCGCGAACTCGGACGGGGCGGGCGTCAATTGCACCCAAGCGCCTGTCCCCGAAGCGGAGCCGCCGATTGTAATTTACTTCCGAGTACCCGACACCCTGTGACCTAACCCAAATTTCAGAACAAAAAATGGGGTCCACAGGGTCCACCCCAATTTCAAAATGGAATTGCCCTCCACCGGGTCCATCCCAATTTCAAAATCAAAATACGCACCCGTGAGAAATTTCAGGACAAAAATGGGGTCCATGGACCTCGCCGGATTTTCATGAGGAATTGCCCCTCCCCGGCCATCACCAATTTGAAAACAGAATTGGTCAGGTCCGGCCTTCCCCCAATTTCATTTTCAAATTACGCACCCGTGAGAAATTTCAGGACAAAAATGGAGGGC